GCCGGTGGATTGAACGAGAACATTGAGCAGGGAATCGATCACGTCGTTCCACATATCGACGGTGAGGACTCCTTTCACGGTCGCCCCCGAGTCGTGGCCGGCCGCCGAGGTCCCTTCGAGTCCGCGATTCGCTAAAGGGATCGTCAATGAAGCGCCGGAGAGGCCCGTCGAATACGCCAGCTCTTCGTCGTCGGTACCCTCGTCGATGATGACCATACCCTCGCCGGTAGCGGCCTGGAAGTTGGTCGTCGCTGTTAAAGGGAGCGCGGTGTCGGTATTGGTGACGGAAGAACTCGACGTAGTCGATGCGGAGTTTCCAATGCCCTTTTTAAGAAGTGGAACAGCCATATTTATTCAAATTATCAACCTAGCGACTTCGCGTCAATGACTTCTTCTTCAGGTTGACCTTCTTGAGCTTCCTGGGGGTGAGGCGGTACTGCTTGACCTTCATCGGCTTGACCTTCTTGACGGTCGCGGCCAGGCGCGACTTCCTGAGATTGATGCGCTTAGCGGTGATCTTCCTGACTTTCTTTGACCCCTTCGCCGTGACTTTCTTGGTCGTCGAGATGGTCTTTTTTGCTCGCAAGTCGGCGATCTTCGTATCGGCTTCCTCGGCGGTCAACTTGCCCAGCTCGTAGAGCTTGGTGATGTCGTTGATCTTCGCCGTGACCTGGCCCTTGTAGTCGGCGATACGCTCCTTATCCAGCTCCGGCTGGCCGGTGAGCTGGGGCGGGGTGAGTTTGCGGTCGAGCTGAACCGAGGCCACCTTACCGCTGTCGTTGACATAGAGGAGTTTCCCGTTGATCTCTTTGGTGCCCCCTTGCGCCTCTAAGCGCCTCCTGGCGAGTTGCTCGTCCAGCTCCGCGCGCTTCTGGGCGATCAGGTCCTGCTTATTGGAGCCCTCGCCTGACGCTTCCGCCTGATTGGCCTTCCCCGGCTCCCTGAGGGCCTTCTCCAGATCCTTCTTCTCGCGGTTGGCGATCGCGTTCTGCCTGAGCTCCTCCCCCCGCAGCTTATAGAGCTCCTTCATATCGGGTCTTTCTTTGGTTATTCCCAACGGGCTCACGGCGTTCAGCTCGGGCATCTGCCGCCTGGAAGGATCGCCGAACGGATCTTCGTAATACGGCTGGTCGTCGCTGAGGCCGGGGATGCCCTTGGCGATATTCTCGTAGACGGAGCCGCCCTTGCGGTAGACCGGGTCGATCACATTGGTCACCCAGCGCTGGAGCGAGGAGAGCGGGATGTACTGGGTCGCGACGTTGCCCGCCACCTTGGAGAGGTTGAAACCCTCGCGCCCTTCGACCGATTTGACCAGGTCGCCGATACCCTGCATGTAGGACTGATCGGCGAAGAAGCCCATCACGCCGGTCAGGGAGGAGAGCGCCTTCTCGTCGAAGGAGTTCGCGGCGGATTTGGGATCGTCTTGGAAGCCGTTCTTGATCGCTGCCGCCATCGCCAGGGGATAGGCCAGTGGGCCGATCTTCGAGTAGGAGACCCATTTGTCGCCGATCTTCACCGCGTAAGGCTGCATCCCAGCGGCGTAGAAGGCCCTGCTCTGCTCCTGATCCTTCGGTGCTGCCCAGGTGATTTTATCTTGCAAGGCCAGATACCCAGCGCCAGCGAAGACGGTCGAGCCGATCATCGCCTTGGCGAGCTGCTCGGTCTTGTCTTTGGAGCCGGGGAGGGTGGCGAGCCCTGCGGGACTGTATTCGATCCCCTGCTTCATGATGTTCATCGGTGTCTGGACGAAGGGGACGAACCAACCGAAACCAGGGACGCGCCTGAGCTCCAGGATGGCCTTGGTGCCCTTATCGACCCAGTTGAGGAGCGCTCCTTGTCCGGCGCTGTCGAGCCCTTGTCTGAAGACGGTGTATTGGGCCATATCGGCCGCTTCGGCGTCGATCTGCATCTTGGTCACATCCTTGGCCTGCTTGCCGTAGCGGTGCGCCAGCGACTCGCCTTCGGCACCCTTAATCAGCGTCCCGAAGAACTGATCCATCGCTTCAAGGCCCTTGGAGACCACGTTGCCCTTGCTCAGCATGTTCCCGGTCGGGATGCGATTCAGATCGAGGTTCTCGATGCCCTGCTTGCCGGTGAAGATGTCGCGGACCTTGGTGAGGGCGTCGGGGATAGCGTTAAACATGCCCCGATAATAGACCGGCACCTCCGAGATGTAGCGCGTGCGCGCCTCGCCTTTGAGGGTAGAAGCCACCGCGTCGATCGCGCCCGATGCCAGCTTTGTTGTGGGCCTGACGATGCCCGCCTGGATCGCGCCGGAGAAGGCGTTGACGATGTGCGTCTTCGGACTCGACAACAGGTTCATGTAGCGGTATTCCTCGGCGATCTCGCCCCAGGTCGGCTTCACGAACTTGCGGTAGAAGTCGGTGACCTGACGCGCGTCGTCCCAGTTGACCTTCTCGCCCTCCCGAACAAGGTCCTCGGTCTTGTGCCCCAAGCGACCCAGCCTGGCGATAATGCGCTCCTTGGCGGTGGCGAGCGACGGGTTGGCGTCGTTGCGGAACGAATTGAGGCGCTGCCCGGCCGCGTGGGCCTGGCTATCGAGCACCTTCAGATTCTCGATCCATTCCCTGGTAAGCCCCTGGCCCTCGGCCCCGGCCGCGACCGCCTCCCGCAACTTGGTCAAGGCGGCCATGCCCTGCAATGACTCTTCCCGGCTGATCGTCTTCTGCAAGAGGTTCGATTCCTTCGCGGCCTGCTCGATCTCGCCCTTGGTGATCGGCCTCCCCTTGACGGCATCCAGCTCGGGCTTGATCAGCTCGACCTGCTTGCGGAGTTGGTCCCTGGCCCCCTCATCGACGTTGAGGCGCTCGGTGTTGATGCTCCCGGCGTACTTCGCCCCCTTGACTTGAGCTGGGGTTGCGGCGGTATCCCCGACCAGTCCCATCGCGGCCTGCGTCGTGCCCCGAGACGAACCGTCCAAGTGCCGATTGATCGCCCTGACCGTGTCCTCGTTGAGGTCGCTCTTCATGACGGTGGGGACGAGGGTCTCGCCGAGCTCCTTGTACGCCTGGAGGCGGTGCTTACCATCCTCGACGCCGAACTTATCCCCTTCCTTGATCAGGTAGAGGGGCGCGACCGGCTTCCCTTCCTGGATTTGCTTCTTATAGAACTCCACGCGGGCGCGATCCGGCGCTCCCTCGTGCGAGATCAGGTTGTCGATACGCTTGTAGCTCAGGTTGGGGATCGCTGGAGTGTCAGCGAGGGCCTGTTTCCCGGCCGCCTTACTCGGGTTACTGCCCCCCAGGGCACCGAAGGCGAAGTCCATGGCGATACTCTTGGGATCGAGCGGATTCCTGCCCAGGGCCGAGCTCATGACCGCGCCCTCCGGCACGTTTAGCGCTCCGGTGGCGAGTCTGCCAGCGATGAACTTCCCGGCCGGGTTGGTGATCGGCGCGGCGAGCTTGGCGGCGTACTTGGCGATGAGGGGATTGGTGATCGAGCCCACCCCGAGGATCTGGGGCGTTGAGCCGACGCCTGAGGCCAGGCCCTGACCGAACGATCCGCCCGTCGCCTTGTTAATCACGCCACCCAGGACGCCCGAAACCCCCGCCGTCGCGAGGCCCGCCCGAGTGGCAAGCTGGGGCGCTCCGAGGATGGTCGCCCCGGTGCCGATCGCCTCACCGGCGACCTGCATGGGTCGCTTGTAGAGCGATGCGCCGAGATTGGTGTTCGATTGTTGCTGACTGCCGAGAGAGCGCTGTAAGCTCGTGTATCTAGCGCGTTCCGCCGGCGAGATACCCGGCTTAGCTAGTCGTTGTTGGATCTGCTGAAGAGATCCTTGTAAGGCCTGGTTGTTGCGATTGATCTGAGGAGCGACGAAGGGAACGGTTAAGGCGTTGGCGTAGGACTTCCCGAGGCCTCCTACGACGGTGGCCGTAGGCTTGATAACATCATTCACGACGCTGGAGAGCGTGTTGGTTACCGGAGAGAGTTTCTTGAGATATTTTTGAATGAGATCCATATCATAACTAGTTGAGTCCCAGGCTTGCTAAGAGTTTCTTCTGTGGGTCTTCTTGTGTTATACCGACGGACATCGGATTCTGTGCCTGTTGGCCGCTGAGGACCTGGCCCTGGATCGCGCCGAGATTGGCGGTCGGGTCTTGGTACCCGGCGAGTTGCTTGAGCTGGGTGCCGAGCGTCTGCTTCTGGGCGTTGACCTGTTGCGCGAAGTTAAAGACGGACGACTGGATCTCCGAGAAGCGTTGCTGGAGGGCGGCGTTGGCCGACTTGATGGCGTCCGCGCGCTGGCGGTCGTTGAAGCGCAGATCTTGCTGGATCTGGCTGGTGAGTTGATTGAACTGTCTGAGGACGCTCTTGACCGCGTCGGAGTGCTCCGCGACCTTCTGATCGAGGAAGTCGTCGAGCTCGTTGATCCGCTGCGTCGAGGCCTCCACCAGGCGAGCGCGTTGCTTGTCGTATTCGCCGTAGCCCCGACTGAGCACGTCGCCAGCGGCGCTACTATTTAGTATCCCGAGTCCTCGCAGCATGTTGCGGTTCTTGCGCTCGACCTCCTGGGCACTACTGAGCGCATCCTGGACGTTGTTCTGGGTGGTGCGCTGCGTGTTTTCCTTGGAGGAGCCGACTTGTTTTTTCACCCCTTCGAGCTGGGTATCGTAGGCCCCTAAGGTCTCGTCTTTTTGCTGGCCCAGGTAGCCGAGCTGGCCCTGGAGATTGGCGGCGGTGCGGTCGAACTCGGTATTGAGCGAGGAGAGCAGGGCGTCGTTCTCCGAGCTGGCGGCGTTCTTGGCCGCGCCGAAGATGTCCCCTGGTTGGGGGCCGGTCTGGTTGAAGCCGGTGCCGGTGAGGGTCGAGGTTGGTCCGGTTTGGGCTCCGAGCACCGAGCCTTTCGACTTGGTGGCGGTCAACGGATTGACCCCGCCGATCGTCTGGCCGGGGAGAACCGGGCCTTGAAAATTGCTGTTGAAATTGCCGGAGAAGCTGAGGCCCCCGGAGTTGACGGCCTGGCTGAGGTTCAAAGATGGTTGCCTACTGGCGTTGCGCTGGGCGTTGTAGTCGAGTATCGAATAGGCCATAGAATCAAAAAAGCCGCCAACTTGGCGGCCTGCGAACACGTCGTTCGTGTAGCTTGTCTCTATCATAGGCTTGTGCGGGTTCGCGTCAAGACCCCAGTTGAGGAAGATGATGATATTGAGCAGGTATGGAAGCATTTGTCGAGCATTATAGCACACTACCCGATGATCAGATAGAAGCGCCCGGTCAGGCGGAGAGCGGGGCGGAAGTCCGCGAAGATCAGCCGATATGGCCCGATCGTATCGGAGACCGTGATATTCAGGTTGCCGCTGCGATTAGCGCTGACCGCCTCGGTGACGGTGACACTATCGGAGACGGTGACTTGCATGTCCGAGACCCGCAGCGTGACATCCTCCGTGAGGGTGGCGGTGTCGCTGACGGCGATGAGGGAGACAAGCAAGGCGAGGACACTCTCACTGACGGTGGTCGTGTCGCTCACGTTGACGCTGTTATCCTGGTCGAGCTGCACACTCTCCGTCACGGTTGTGGTGTCAGCGACAGCAATGAAGCTCACTAGGAGTGCGGTAAACTCCTCGGAAACGGTAAGACTATCGGAAGTCGTCAGGAATGAACTGAGGAGCAGGATGAGTGCCTCCGTGAGGGAAGTGCTCTCCGAGACCGTGACGAAGCTCGTCTCCAGGAGGGTGAGACTTTCTGTTAGGGTGACACTCTCGGAGACGTTCACGCTCAAGCTGGTGTCTGCCGCCTGGATAACCACCGTGACACTCTCGCTGGTGTAGATGGTGTCCGGATAGTAGTTCGGATAGTCGACGACGGTGGTGGTGTCGGTAGTCGCCACCTGGCTCACCAAAAGGACCTTGATAGTTTCGCTGAGCGTTGTTGTATCGCTGGTGCTCACGAGCGCGACCAGGTTCAGGGTGACCGCCTCGACGACGGTGGTGGTGTCGCTGACCGCTACCTGTGGGGCACTCAGGTCGATCGCGACGCTCTCGGTAGTGGTCGTCGTATCGGTGACGTTGACCAGGCCGATGAGGAGCGCGGCGAGGGACTCGGTAACGGTGGTACTGTCTTGCGTCGCTACGAAGGCGGTGAGCAGGAAGAGTGCGTCCTCGCTGATGGTCGTGGTATCGCTGACCGCCACGAAGCTCGTCTCCAGGAGCTGCGTCGCTTCCGTCACGCCGGCCGCGTCGGACACGTTGATGGTCATCGCGTCGGCAGCGGCGATCTCCGTCGTCGATGACTCGGTTGTGCCGATAGTATCGCTCACCTCCACAAACGAGAGTGGCAGGAGTGAGATTTCCTCGCTGGTGCCGACCGTGTCGGAGACGTTGACAAAGCCTGTTTCGAGGAGCTGGATCGACTCGGCAACGGAAGATGAGTCGCTGACCGAGATGATGAAGACGACCTGGGCCGGTGCGGACTCGGTGAGGGTGGTCGTATCGGAGACGGTGACGAAACTTAGCGGATCGAGCTGCACATTTTCTGAAAGCGTCACGGTGTCCGAGACGGTGACCGGACTGCTTACGAGGAGCGTCACAGCTTCCGTGAGTGTCGCGGTGTCGTCAACGGTGCTGGTATAGACCTGGGTTGCATTTGTCTCCTCACTGGTCGTCGCTGTGTCGCTCACATTTACGAAGCTCGTCAGCAGAAGCGGCATATCCTCGGTGATGGTCGTGGTATCACTGACATTGACGAATGTAGTAGTGAGGATGCCGACCGCTTCGGTGACGGTCGTGGTATCACTGACATTGACCAGACTCACCAGCAAGGCGGCGAGCGACTCCGTGAGGCCGGTGCTATCCGAGACCTCGGCATTATACGCCAGGGTGGCGTTGATCGACTCGGAGAGGGAAGAGGAGTCGCTGATGGTGACATCACTGGTCAGCAGCATCTTGATACTTTCGCTAAGGCTCGTCGAATCGCTGACGGATGCTCCACCGCTGCTGATAGTAAAACTCCTCGTACTACTATAAGCACCGTATCTGTTACTCCCTGTGGGATCTTTCGCTTTTACTCGCCAGTAATAGGTCGTGAGAGAAAGTGCATCCCCTGCTTGAACGGTGTACTGAATGTTATCGCCAGAAGTAAAGGGATCGGTATCCCCTCCAACATCGGGATTAGCAAAGCCCGAATCTGTCCCGGAGACTTTATTGAGTAATGGTACTAACGCAGCTTTGAGCTCGATAGCGCGCATCCCCATGTCATCATTCGCGCCGATGGTGATGTCCATCTGTACGCTTGTCGAAGAAGAAGTAGTAACCGAGTTTTGATAAGAGTTTACGGTTCTTGAGACAGTCCCTCCCTGAACTTGTGAGGCAATAGTTTCACCAGAACCAGCAGAGTAGGTATTATTCCCTGTTTGCCCCGTGCCAGCAATGACGAGCGAGTTGTTTCTTGTTGTGGTGACGGTTGCGCTTACCGCTGTCGTGTTATTGGCAGTCCCCGTTTGATGATCGCCGATAGGACTGGAGGTATCAGCGCCTTTCCATGCCGAGATGACCCCCGATGCCTGCGGGAATCCACCACCTGTAAATGTGGCAGTAAAGACAACCGAGGTTAGTTTATGGGTGGCTAAAGCCCAATAATGATAGACCTCTCCTCCCAAGTTTGGCTTCGAGATGGCAGTCCCTATCTGGGTCCAAGTTAAATCACCATCGAATGTCACGCCTGAGGGTGTTGTGTTTGAAAAATCGATTGTTGCAATGAGAATCTCGTCTTCTTCTGCGGTTGTCAGCGCACCAAAAGCAAAGGAATTAACACCATTACCGTTTGCGGTTACTGAGGTGTCGTAGCTCGGACCCGCTCCCACCGTTGAATCAAAGGTGTTAACTGTGTCTATTTGTACTCTATACCGAATATCGCTTCCTTCCGTATCGGTTCCAGTAAAATCAAGCGTTGGTGTGGTGTCAGAAGTTGAAGAGGCATCGGCCGGAGAATTAAGGCTTACAGTAGGAGCCTGATCTGCTGCAAACGATATCCCAACAATCGCCCAGTCATCATTTGAGGCTTCCGTCCACCCCATGCTCTGCGTCCCCGAGGTGGCCTTGATCCCATATTGGCTTCCCATTCCGTTCGCACCATGATCGGTGTTATAGAGGATCGTGCCATCTTGCGCCGATGGTGCCCAAGTCGTTGCGCCAGTTCCTACAGCCGAAATCCAAACTGAATCGTCATACGGCACATTCACTGAAAGGCTAGGATTGGTGCTCGTTCCCGAGTTTGTACCAGCCGTGCCGACTTTAAACTTCCCCGTTGTTGATTTATAGCAAGAAACATCGCGCCTGATCGTCAAGCCCCCAGCGTTCGGGATCGAGACATTGGCGGTAGTGATGTCAGGATTAAAGAGATACCATATCTCTACCGAAGTCTCTGGAGCACTGGCTGCTTGCGCGGTCGTTCCCGCTTGGGTCATATTCACCCCATTAAAGGTAGGGGTTCCCCCGGTGCGCTGTGTCGCGCTTGCCACCACCAGACAAAGCACCATGACGTGATCGTTGGCGGTTGTCGTGACCGATATTGTTACTGGATTGGTCGTTCCGGTTGTATGTGTTGTGACTTGCGATAGACTTGCTGCCATAGTACGAAAAGGAGAGGCTGTTTATTAGCCTCTCCCGAAAATATCCGCCGAATCGGCGTCATCACTTACTTTCACTCCTAGCGTTGGTGGGTCGTTGTTGGGGATGCGTCTGATGCTGAATTGGAAGGGCTTGTCGGACTCGTCGAAGTTGTTCCACTGGCGCAGCGCCTCCAGCAGGAGACCTTCCACCTCGCGGAAGAGCTTGCAGACGATGACCCGGTCCTGAACGCGTACTTCTAAGTCCATATCAGACGATCCGCACCCCCTGGACGGAGGCCGTTTGCGGCGTGAGACTGATGCTTGGGGCATCGGGGAAATTGTCGTCGTTGATGGCGATATCGTCGAAGTAGACCTTGCCGGTCGCCCAGTCGCCACCGGTGATGTCGCCGCCAATGTATAGGTAACGCGTACTCGGGTCTTCTCCTCCAGCATTGCGATTAGCCGCAGCGAACGTGACGCCATCCAGGCGCGCTTCCAGGTGCACTGAGCTGGGGGTGGTGGCGTTGACGAGGAGTTCGATGCGGTACCATTGCCCCGTGGATAGTGCCGATGAGGTCGCAATGTCACCACCAAAATCGCTCGCGGCAAATAGTATCCCATCGGGTTGCAGGCGCAGCGAGATTGCAGTACCGGCATCCACATCTTCTTGCCTTGCGATATCACCAGCATTATCGGGAAGAGTATGGACATAGAACCAAAAACGAGTATAAGTGACAGGCACCCCGCCGGCTGAAAGATCGGTGCGCACAGACTCAAGTGGATCGCACTCCAGCGCATAGCTACCGGCGTGCTTAATGCTCGTCACGATTGATGGGGTAGAGTCGAAAGGGACAAACCCTTCGGTGGCGAGGTTATTGGATTCAAAGTCGCTGGTGAATAGGCGGGCCATATGGTCGTATTGTGCTACAAGCCGAAGTTTATGTCAATTAAAACTCGGTGGGGTATTGCGTCCCATCGTTATCAATATGCCTGCAAAAGATATTCGTGTCGACCAGGAACGGGTATTTCATCTTCTGGAACTTGTCCCAGCCGCTCTTCTTGAAGAAGCCGCCCTCCATGACGCGCGTGCACCAGTCGAGATCGCTCGTCCCGGTCACCTGGCCGAACTCGCCCTTCTCCTCGTCGAACCACTGCTCCAAAGGGGCGTTGAAAACGCGCCTGACGGTGCGACCTTGCACCACGTATTCCGGCGACTCTTTCCACATGGCACGCAGCAGTCCCATATGGATCAGGAGCATCCCCGTGGGGACGCCGTCGGCGTAGACCAGGTCGCCGCGTTTCCATTTGGTGTAGTAGCTCGTGCCACGGCCGCGATAGATCATCGGTTCGGCGGGGACTGAGCGGGTGAAATAAAGGCCGCTGATCACCGGGTGGCTCTCGTCGCGGATGTACTTGTTGAAGCGCAGGATGGCGTCGGGTGGGGGGATGGTGTCGTCCTCCAGTAGCCAGAGCCACTCGAACTCCTTCTCGATGGCGTGCTGCACGATCAGGTTCTGGGCGTCGGCGACGGAGAAGCGCTGGGGGATGTAGGGGTTGAGGAACTGCACCACGTTGACCATGCTCCAATTGGTGGGGATCGTCATGCCGTAGCGACCGGCGGCCCACTCCATGCGGATATCGCCCTCGGTGGGCGTGCCGATCATGACGCGGTTGACGTACTTGCTCGTCCCCGAGTCCTGGATCATCCTATACCCCTTAACTGGTGAGCGCTGTTTTTTAGTTGCCATAGTGTATTTTCCTGTCTGCGTGATACGCGGGATCGTCGCGACGTTTGATCAGGACGACACTCAGGTTCCCTTCCTTACTCAGCGAGAGCGTCCCTGGCTTGATCTTCCAGGGGGCCGGTTCGTAGATGCCGTACAGTTGGCCGCCGGTCTTGGGGCCGAGCGGATCGAAGTATTCCCAGGTGATCTGCGTGCAACCGTTGCAATGGCTGGGGTCCTGCCAGTAACCGGGCGATCCGGCATAGGGCGTGACGATCGCGAACTCGCCGTCGTATTTCAGCGTCCGCCAGACCTCCGACATGAAATTGATGAAGATCCCCTTCGTGGGGTTGATGTGCTCGACGACGTGCGAGGCGACCGCCACCACGGCGCACTCATCGGGGAGGGCTTTCCAGGGGAACTCCTCCAAGTCCTGGATGATATCGACGTGCCCCTCGATCGGGCGATAGTCGATGCCGACCCAGTCGGGGCCCTGCTTATTGCCGCCGCAGCCGATGTCGAGCTTGATGCCCCCTTTGGTCTTGAGTAGATGTTTGATTGACTGCTTCATAAAAAACAAAGACGCGTGAGAAGTTGTCGAAACTCACGCGTCTGTATCTTGACAACTTTTTATACACAACTTCGATACTATAGGTTATGAAAAGATAATATCGTAAGTCACGTTCACATTTTGATTGGTCGCACAGGCACTACTGGTGTAGGTGTTGCCCGCGAATAAAGTCCCGCCCGCTGCGGTCGAGGTGTTGAACAGCCCGATATTCGAGATGTTCTTGCTCGCCGTAACGAAAGAGTCTTGTGAAGCAAAGGTCGCAGTGAAGCGGACCGTCTTCGATGCCGATGAAGTCGCAGCCGTGACCGCTTCTCGCACTGATTGCTCGCCCGCAAGCGAGGTGTCCGATGCTGCTGGCGCGCCGCCGGTGCCGATGGCCATATGGGAAACGTATTTCGAACCAGCGATTGAGCCGAGTGCACTCACTAAGTACTGGTTAAATCCGAGGTTCGTAATTTGGTTGCGGCGTACGCCTGAATCACCGACGATCACGGTCTTGCCGTCCCGGTCCTCCGTGATTTGGAGCCGAAAACATCCCTTAACCCCCGTGTTGTCGTGTAGTTTTGTTTTTTTCATGTAGTTTTCACCTCCTTTCTTATCATTGTTTCTTATTTATGTCAACTATGAATAGTCCAGCGCCGTCAGGTCCGTGGCTACGTTGTCGAAGTTACTGTCCCCATCGGCCCAGGTGACGACGAGGCCGGTGGATTCGTCGATCTTGCGGCATTGCCACAGGGCGGCGGACTGGTCGGTCCCCGGCGCGGCCATCGCCAGGTAGGTCACTGCGTTCACGGTGGTGATCTTGATCGCCATGTTGGAGGCGTTGAGGCGCTGGAGGTTCTGCCCATCGTAGCCCAAGCTCTCCGCGACCGGCACCTGAAACTCGGGATCGAAACCCATGTTATCGATGTGCGTCGGGCTGTAGGGTTTCTCGTGATTTTTGGTCCTGTCTATTGCCATATGCGCTTCCCTTCCATCATGCGGAATACCGCGTCATCCATCTCCTGGGCCGATTTCATGCGCGAGAGCTGCATGAACGTGCGGCGCTTCTCCGCCGGGTCTTTCATGAAGGCCAGGCCCTTCCACGCCTGTACCAGGCCCCCCAGGCGCTCGAGGACCACCCCCGGTTCGGCCTGCGGATCGAGGTCGAAGCCCTCCTTGAGACTATCGAGCACGCGCTTGATCGTCGATTCGGTCGGGGTCGCCCCGCGCTGGCGCACCAGCTCCAGGATGTACTCGGTCGCGTCTGCGAGGTGGGCGCGATCTTCGGGCGGGATGCCGATCGGATCCTCGACGCCGAGGGCGAGGAGTACCGCCTCTTCGGCCCCCTGCCCCTCTACGGGCTCTTCCATGCCCAAATCGACATTACTCCCTATTTCATTCTTCGGGGCCTCGATTGTAGGCTCCTGCGGCGTCACAGGGGGTGGTGGGGCACTGGATCGGAAAACGGTGTCGCTCATGATTCGTTTAGGCGAAGCCTATCGCCCCCTCCCCGTAATAATTGGTGCCGTCGAAGTAGAACCGCGCGATGTCGATAGCCCCGTCGGTGGTCGACCAGGTGGGCTCCGCGCCGCCCGCCCATTTCACCGTCCCCGGCCAGGATGGATTCCTGTTTGTCCCGCTGTGGATGATGCGCAGCGTCAGGTTGCAGGGTCCGGGGGGTGCGGTGAAGGTGTAGGTACAATCACCGTTCAGCGTCGTCTTTTGCACATTCCCCACGCCCCAATCGATCGTGTCGGCGGTCGAGCTATTGCCGTTGTCGGTCTCCGCATCGTGATAGAAGGTTTCGGTGATCTGGAGGTCGACCAGTTGCGTGAGTCCCGACGTTACCTTCAGCGCGGCGATGGCGGCGTTGTAACTGGTGATCTTGAGGCGGGCGGTGCTGACGGGGGACTCCTCGCCGATCGAGACGTAGCCGTTCCCCTCATAGTCGTCGCCGAAGAGTTGTATGACCGTCTCGCCCTCGCTGCCTAGCTGGAGTTCGTAGGCCCCCGTATTGCTGACCAGTGTTTTGATGAACGCCGTGCGGTCCTCCGAGCTTGAGCCATTCCAGTAGGTGCCGGTGAGGAGGAGGCTGGGGGAGGTGATGTTGGGGCTGCCCCCGCTGGCATCGGTCGCGGTAAGGCCAAGGTTCCCCGTCAGGTCTGAGCCCGACACCGCGACCTTCGCGTCGAGCGCCGCCTGGAGGTCGGTCTGGGAAGCCAGTGTGCCGGTGATGTCGCCCCAGTCGACCGGATCGCCACCGACGGACGCGGCGGTGAGGGTCGTGCCGGTGAGGGTGAGTCCGCTCCCGGCGGTGAGATAGGTGTAGGCCCCGGCCGAGTCGTCCCAGAAGAGGATCCGGTCGGCGTTCGGATCGGCTAAATCGGCGATCTGCTGGAGTCCGGCGTCCTGTGCTTGCACGTCGGTGCCGATCACCAGGCCCAGGTTCGTCCGCGCGCCCGAGGCGTTCGAGGCCCCGGTGCCGCCGTCCGCGACGGCGAGGTCGGTGATGCCGGTGATCGCACCCCCGGCGATCGTGACGTTGCCGGCCGACTGGGTGGACATGGAGCCGAGCCCGTGGACCGACGACCCGACGCCAGCGATGTGGGTGTCAATCTGGGCATGGGTATTACTGCCGATGTTGGAGAGTCCCGTGTGGTCGATCTGCGCCCCGTCGCCGCCCGCATGGTCGTGCGAGTCGCCGTTGGTCACGCCCTTAGCCAGGGGAGCATAGACAGCGTCCAGCGTCGCTTTAGTCACCTTCTTGGTGGTCCCGGACGTGCCCCCGGTGGTGTCGGAGACATCCACGATCGGGAGGAGGTCGCCTGAGGCGAGCGAGGTCAGTTCTGTTAATGATGATATCTTTCGTCCTGCCATATTATTCGAGTAATAGGTCCTCCACCTGGTCGGTCCCCGACGACGACGACGGATCGCTGCCCACGACCTCGCCGCTCTTCCGGTACCTGATCGATCGCGCCTTGGCGGTCATCGAGGCGAGAAGGAGCGTGAAGTTGGCCGTCGCGCCCTGGTTGTCGAACTCCAGCATGAAGCTGCGGCCCTCCAGGTTGACGTTGCGGATCGTCCTGAGCACGTTCTCGTCCTGGCTGGAGACACCGGAACCGGTCGATTCGCCGAAGAGGAAGTCGGTGAAGGTGTAGTGCCCGAAGTTGACCGTGGGGGAGATGGTGCCGATGTTGGAGGTGTAGACGGTGTCCACCCCATCCTTGATGATGTTCAGGCGGATCGTCCCCGAGGGCCGTCTGAGCACGACGTTGACATCCTTGAGCTTCTTGTAGCGGTCGAGCTCCTTGAAGTGTTCGGCTTTGATGCGGTAGTAGCCCCGGATGGAGGAGCCGAAATCGGTCGAGCCGGATAGTATCTCCTTGACGTAGCCCGAGGCGTCGTCCCCGTAGAGGAAATGGGTCACGCCGTCGGTGCCCCGGTAGGTGGTCCAGCAATTCGCCTGGATATTACTCCACTTAACCCAACCGAGCCGCTCACGGTCGTAGACCAGCGCCTTGCTATTGGTGGCGCTGCCTGACGGCGTGTAGGCGAAGATCGCCAGGTTTTTGGTGGAGTCGGAGACGTAGATCGCCGAGACGTTCTGGACGTAGGCCGGGTCGATGGTGCTGACGACCGAGCGCACGCGCGAGGAGAGCTCGTTGGTCCTGAGCACGTCGAAGGCGAAGCCGGCTTCGTTGCCGATGGTGAAGACGCCCCGACGACTCATGAAAAACACATCGTTCTCCACCCCGATGATGCTCCTGGGAGCGATGGCGCCCACCGAAGGATTCACCAGGACGACCTGGGGCAGGCCGTCGGTCGTGAAGGAGAACTGGTAGATCGAGTCCTCCTTGAAGACGATCAGCGAGTTCTTGAACACGATCAGGCCGGTGATCACCTGGCCGTCGTTCTTGGAGATGTCGATGAAGCCGCCGCCCGAGCCGACGGTGAAGTCGTGGACCTTGTCCCCGCCGCCCGAATAGTAGAGCCGTGAGGGGTTGGCGGGATCGCCGGCGAGGAAGAGCGAGTCCTTATAGAGCGCGACATATTTCCCCTTCTGCCCCCCGGTCGAGTTGCCTTCGGGTGGGGTGAAGGTCGTGGACGGGGTGACGGTGCCCTTGTCGACATAGGTGGTGGAGCTGTTGCCCTCGACGTAGGTGATAAAGCGCCAGTCGCCATCCTTGCGGCCGTAAACGTTGTAGCCGATGGCGTTGGTGACCGTGGACCAGGTGACGGTCATGTAGTTGGAGGTGTCCAGCACCGACTGGTTGAGCGTGGTCGATCCGGCGGTGGAGCCGGTGGTCTCGCCCACGGCGGTGACGGCGGTGATCTTGTAGCTGAAGGTGTAGGAGCCGGATGAGCCGGTCCTGGTGGCGGTGGGCGCTGACGGGGCGGAGATCGCCGTGAAGCTGGTGATCGAAGAGCCGTCGTAGTAGGTCAGGGCATCCGTGCCGTTGCAGAGGTAGAGGCGGTCGTAGGCCATCACGCCCTCGGTGTTGAGGGTGGTGGTGTAGGTGAAGCCGCTGACGTTATCCCAGTCCGCCCCGTCGTACTCCTGGAGGGTGGTACCCGACATGCGGAGGAGTTTCCTGGTGCCGTCCGACTTGTAGAACGGGAAGAGGCCGGTGACGCGAGAGCCCGACTCCGAGCCGAAGTAGGCCTGGCCGTCGCGGGGACACTGGACCTTGCCGTCCTCCACGAGCTGGATATCCTGCGCCTCGCTGAGTTCGTCCGGGCGGATCTGGGTGTTACTGACGAGCAGGTTGAGGCCACGAATCCACTTCTCCATGCGGGAGGTGAGGGTCGGCTCTTCCTTGAAATTGGTGACGAATCTTCTGCCCATACGTTAATAGCTGCCAAAGCCGCGAGGCGTGATGCTATTCTCGATCGCGGTCATGGCATAGAGTTGGTTGTGGGCGGGGGACTGCTCCATCCCGATCAGTTCCTCGATCAGTTGCTCCGCCTCCTGTTTGGCGAGCTGCTCCTTCTGGAGCTCCTCCTCGCCGTGGTAGATGTCGGCCATCGCCAAGAGGGCGATCACCCGGATATTCGGGCAGATCACCGCGTCGCTGGTGGCCGTGCGGATTGGCGGTTGGAAGAAGTAGGAGTAGTAGATGGTGTCGGCGACCGCCACGACCGGGTTGATGTGCATCTTCCAGGCGTCGGTGGCCTGGTCGTACCACTCGTAGGCGATCTTGGCCGCCGCGTTGTTGTTGATCAGGTTCTGGTACTGCATGTAATCGACGATGGCGACGCGCTTGTCCTCGGTCTGGCCGCCGATGTAAACCTCGGAGAGGCCCTTCTCGCGCATGGGGTAGGTTGACGAGCCGATGGTGTAGTCGCCGGTGCCGTCACCGGTGGTGGTGGCGTTGCGGATGAGGTGGACGCGCCAGAAGTTGCGGCGGGCGAAGTCGCGCTCAGCATTGGAGACGGCCCTGATGCGCAAGGCGTCGGTATTGACCGCGCTCTCGCCGCGCAGGTCGGAGATGAGTTGGAGGATATCGCTGACTGTTGAACTCGAAAGTGTGGCCATAATACGCAAACAGACTCCCATCAAAGGAGCCTGCGTGTTTGCTGCACGAGCGGCAATTTCCTTGATAGTAGGTTCTTTGTCGGTTCGTGTCAATCAGGACAACAAGAGGGATTTGTAGGCGCGCTCCCATTTGGCGATCTCGTGCCGCAGATCGTGCTTGGCGAGGGCGAGCGAGTGGGCCTGGCTGGCGATGTCGTTGCGCAAGATGGGGCTGAGGATCAGGTTCTCCAGCGCCCGCTCCCACTGGTTGGCGTTCTCGGCGATCATGCCGAACGCGCCGTCGAAGCCCCGGAAGTTGTAGACCGTCGGAGAATAGACGCCGGGGATGCGGTTGATGGCGTACTCCTGGAACTTGATGTTCGATTTGGCCCGGTTGAAGGGGGTGTCCCTGAGCGGGGCCATGCCGATATCGAGCCTGAGGCTGGCGAGCTTCTCCGGCCAGATGTCGAACCCCACCCCGAGCTGGGCCTCGATGGGGCAGCCCTTGAATATGTCGGCCAGGCGCGGGTCGCCGACGGTGATGATGCGCACCTGCGGATATTTCGCGCAGAGGCGCTTCAGCGGCTCGACGAGGATCTGGAGGTCGTCGTAGTGGGTGATCGAACCGGCCCAGCCGATGCGGATGGTGTCCGACGTGTTGGGCTGATAGGGGCGCATCCAGCGCTCCAAATCCATCGCGTTGGGGAGGATGGCGGTGTGATCGGTGTACTTGCGGGAGGCGATCTCCAGGTGGCGATTCGTGACGGTGACCAGATCGGCGATCTCCATCGTGCGCCTGACCACCTCGGGGGCGTTGGTGAGGTCGTGCGCGACCTTGTAGGGGTTGTCGTCGGCCACGTCGAGCGCGTCGTCGAGATCGACCACGATCTTCTTCCCGAACTCCTGCTGATGGGCGTAGAGCAGGGCGATCCCCTCGCGGTCTACGGTCCCCTTGAGGACATAGATATCCGCCCAGGTCGCCACCTCATCGGTGATGCCGGTGCGGATCACCCGCGCCTCGTGGCCGAGTCGGTTGAGGTATTTTGCCGGGTCATACATTCGCCAGTATGCTGAGCCCCCTGGCGGTGGGAACATTGCTATTTTCATGGGACAGGGTTAATCGATTTCATCAAGGTAATATTTTGCCGGGTCTGCCGGGATGGTAGTGACACGGAATAATTCATATCCCTCCCCCTCCATCAATCTTCTAAGAGCACTTAAGCGACGGGAGAAAGAATGGTTCTGTCCCTGCTTCCTACCGTAGAGGATTTTCATTAACTCGACTTGCCCCTTACGATAATAAAATATGGAATAGTAACCCTTAATATTAAGCATTTCCCTCTCCCTCCTCCTTGAAATACTGCTCGATGCGGGCCTCGAGCTCTTTTCGGAGCCAGGCTTTCCGCCACTCGACACTCATGATTTCATCTGTCTCCGGGTTGCGCAGCGATGTCGCCGCGTCCCAGCTCTTGCCGTTGATCTTGATCTGGTAGCCGAGTAGGCGCGCTTTAAATGTCATGCTTTCGCCTCCTCGATAAAATCGGTGACATAGACCCATTTCGTGTCTGCGGGGAGTTTCGTCAGGTTGAGGAAGCAATCCTCCAGATTATTGGCCGAGGGGAGCGTCATGTGGCCGTGGAGCTTGAGGACCGGGTTTGAGGAGAGCCAGAAGGGCTCGGCGATGTCGTGGGAGTACTCGTAGTAGCGTCTCGTCCTGAGCATCTTCGGCTGGTTCCTGTCGACCGCGCCCCACCACCCCGCCTCGTCTAAGGCGTCGACCACGCCCTGGCTCCAGAGCCAGTAGGGCGCGCAGAAGCCTTTCTCGTAAGGAAGGCCCTGTTTTTGCATCTCCTCGTCGATGCCCTGGAGGGCCATTTTCATCGTCCACTTGTCGGCGGTCTCGAACTCTCTGGGGGCGTGGGTGATGCCGTGGGGGATGAGTTGGATCCAGTCGAGATGCTCCTTCAGTCGCGCCAGCTCGCGCTCGCGGTTGATGCGCATCGAGGACAGCTCGTATTCGTGGTCGAAGGGGATGTAGAACGCCGAGAGCTTAAAGTCGGGGTAGTGCTCCTTGAGGCGCAGCAGTAAATCCCAGCGGTTGCGGATGATGCTCAGATCGTGAATATCCAGTGATACGGTTTTCATAGCTTCTTTCCGACGGCGAAGATCACCATCAAGTGCTCGAGATCGGGGAGGTACACGAAGTCGGGGGGCGTGAAGCCATTGTCCTGATAGAGTTTGATAATGTCCTCGTGGCCAAAATACCAGGTGTGCTCGGGGCTGCGGATATTGTCCTCATTGGGGGTGGTCATGACGAAGCTACCGCCCGGCCTCAGCACCATGCGCGCGTCCTTGAAAAGGTCGTTGGGATCATCCAGGTGCTCCAGGGTCTCGCCGGAGAAGACGACGTCGAAATAGTCCCTGGGCAGGATGCCCTGCGCGCCGATGTGGAGATTCAGATACTTGATGTCCGGTCGCTCGACGCCGTTGTCGGCGATGGCCCGGTCGGAGATATCGGTGCCCCATACCTCGCAATCGGGATGGGTGTCCTTGACCAGGGTGGTGAAGACGCCGACGCCGCAGCCGATGTCGAGCACCTTATCGCCCTTCTTGACGTAGCCGAGCGCCGTCTCGAAGCGCCTGGTCTTCCCGATCACCGTGTCGGATTTCGGGGCGTGGGCGTGGTCGGTCCCCTGGACGGCGTACTGCTCGCGCAGCTTCGGCGAGCCGTAGATCCCGTTCCAGTAGGTGCGCGTGTTGATATTTGTCGTATTAGCTGTTTTCTTCATAGCGTGTACGCTTCTCGACCTCCCTTCGCCTCTTGAAATATTCGGGGTATCTCTTTTCCTGGCCCTCGGTGCCCTCGTAGTGTTCGACGAAGTGTGATTCTAGGTAACCGAGCTGGAAGCCGACCTGCTTGAGGTGCTGGGAGAACTCGAGGTCCTGGTTGCCGTGGAGGAAGTCGCCCTCATCCCAGCGCCAATCCTTGTAAGCCCTGGCGTCGGCGAAGACGCAGATCCCGCCGAGGTGATTCGTTAAGCCGAGGAGGGTGTTGTCGAGCTGGCCGTAGTGGAGGCGTGGGGCACCCCCAGGGTTATCGCGTAAACCATTCACATAGGGGCTGAGGGCGATGCGGTGGTTCTTCTCCCAGATGGCGACCATCTGCTTGAGCCAGCCGTCGGTCTGGAAGAGGCAGTCGTTATCGACCTTGACGATGATGTCGTAAGAGCCGTGATTGAAGATAGTCTCTAATGCCTGATTGCTCGCTTTAGATATGCCATGGTTCTCCTCGTTCTCACCGAGGAAGAATCCAACCTGGTTCTGCTTAATCCACTCTGCTGTGCCGTCCTTGCTCCCGTTGTCGATGATGAAGTGGTCGAACTCGTATCCTGCGGTCTTGTAGAGGCTCTCGAAACACTTCTTGGTGTACTCCAGCCGATTCATCGTCAAGGAGAAGATCGCCACCCTGGCGGGCTTCACAGGCCCGAGATAGGGCAATCTGATCTCCAACTCCATCGGATCCCAGGCGGGGGTGAGCGGCGCGAGCTCGTCAAGCGGTTGCAGCGATTTCGAGTCTTTGCTCAGGTAGTAGTCGGTGAGGATGACGGGGATACGCTTGAAGTTGTACCCGGCCTTCACCAGCCTGAGCCAGAGGTTCCAGTCGACATACTTCTTGTAGCGCTCGTCGAAGCCGCCCACTTCCATGAGCACGCTTTTCCTGATCAGCACGTCTGAGGTGTCGATGTAGTTCTTGCTGGCGAGGAGGAAAGGGTCGAAGTCGTGGAAGCTGCCGATCCCGGCGAGTTTATCGTCCACGTAGCGCATCCGGTCGCCGTAGACCAGGACAACCTCCGGACTCTTTTCCAACTCCGGAACAAGTACGGCGAGGTGGTCCGGTCGCCAGACATTGTCTGAATCCAAGAAGGCGATATACTCGCCTTTCGCTTGTAGGATGCCGTGGTTCTTTGGCTTGGTATCACAATGAAAACGGTCGATCTCGAAGTATCGGAAGCGGTCAGGATTGAAGTCTCCGGGAAAGACAGCGGCTATCTGAACACCTTCTTTTTTACCATCGTGGACGACGATCAACTCCCAGTCTTGATAGGTTTGTGCGACGACGCTCTCGATCGCCCTCTTGCAAAGCTCTTCCCTGCCCGGGTGGGTGGTGATGATGACGGAGACTTTCAGACGACCCCCTTCTCGGCCATCTTCTTACGCCAGGCCGGCTTGTGCTTCGCCCATTCCCCTTTGCGCTGCTCTTCCCATTTGCGATATTTCGTGCTGGAGCTCGTCCACTTCTCGCGCTCGGCGATGAACTGGTCGGTGGCGGTGCGCTGCTGCTCGGGGGTCGCATCCTGGTTGTGGACGGCGGCCTCGTAGGCGGCCCAGGGCGGGGTGGTGACGGTGAAAGGGATGCCGGGTTTGTTGGGGAGGATGACCTCCGGGCGGGGGTCGGTGAGGGGTACGCTGCGGTAATGACCTGGTCGGATCTCGACCATCTTGAAATGCTTTTGCATAAAGGCGGGTAGTCTCCCGCAAAATAGCACATTACATAAAGTAAAGTCAAGACCACGAAAAAACCCCTCGCGTCCGAGGGGCTCTTCGCTTGCTTGACCCACTGGTTAAGCAGTTGAGCTCACCGCATGATGTATATTTACACCAAATGCTGTGTTGAGCACATTCGCGCCGAAGGTTGTTTTCCAACCCGCGGTTGAGATTTTGTTTGTCGGATCCGCCACGCCTCCTGAACCAAAGTCTTTGACGAAGGTTTGCAGGTTTTGTAGATCGGTCACACCAAACGCATCTTTCGCGAACATTGAGGTGACGTAGACTGACCCTGAGGTAGCCACGCCAGTCCCTCTGACATAGGCGTTGGATGTTTGTAGGAACCGTACACCGTAGAGTTTCCCGATTTCCCCGTTGAGGAGTTTCTGGTTATCTGAAGTGTATTTGTTCGCGTCGATCCAACCTCCTGTTGTCGTGTCTCCCATGATGTCGTAGGACGTATCCGGATGGATAACGGCCACGAATCCGCCCTCTGGTTCTTGTGCGTCGTTGCGCATAAGAGTTCGAGCGCCTTTACGGATCTCGCCGATACTAAGTACCGCTGTAGCTGGTACCCCTGTCCAGTTCGCTGCGGCTAGGCCGGTAGCGTTTTGGATCGTCATACCTGTGGAGACCACGTTTCTCACGACCGTGTCGATAGAAAGCCCCGCGTTGTACGCGAGTCGTTCCATAGCCGCTTTCATCACATCTCCGAAGGAGGTGTATGCTGCGAGGTCGGAAATAGAGACAGCCGCATCGTATTGCGCGGTTGATCCCGTCACGTTAGTGGCGGTCATGGAGACGGCCGTAGTTGGCACGCCTTCCCCTTGTCCTGCTGATACGAGTGGGAGATTACTCCATTTTGTCCAGTAGACGACGCCGGTGCCGTATCCACCCTCACCTTTTTCAACTTTTCGATTAAGTTGTCCGAGTTGTTTGTGGACCAGCTTTGATTCCGCGATGCGGAGGAACAACTTATCGTAGTAGCGGTTTTTGATCGCTGTCGAGATAGTTGTTGTCGTTGTTGCTGCTGTGTTGATATTTGCCATACATTATTTCACCTCCTCTCGGTCGGTATTGCTTACCACGCCCCGTTCTCTCTCAGGTACCGTTCCAGTTCCTGATCGGTCATGGTCTCCGGGTCGACTTGCGTCGCTTGCCGGTTGGCCACGCGGTTCGTGATACCCTGGTCGGATTGGAGGGCTTTTACCTTCCGTGCCTCAGTTTGCGAGCGGATGACCGGCTCGACGATGGCTTTCGCTTTCGCGATCGCTTGTCTCGCGGCCTCTAGGCGGGTGATCCCCGGCCTTGCGGCGTAGATCAGCGCCCCCATCTCGTCTAAATCCCTGGAATAGCTCTCGCTCTCCGGGTTGAACTGGGGCAATGCCTGCCTGAGAAACTCGATTTCTAAGGATTCGGTCTTATCGACCGTCGCGGCTGGCTTATTCCTCTGCTGCGTCGGCGCAGCTACCTGGGCTTGCTGTCGTAATAACTCAAGCTCCCGTTCTAGGTTCTTGGCCTTGCCGTAGACCTCTTTGAATCGTTTCTCCGGGACATACCTTTTTCCCGAGTCGTCCTCCGCGAGTTGGTTCTCGTCGTCTTGCTCCTCTGCCTGGGCGGCCGGTTGCTCCTCGACGGCTGGCTTCTCTGCCGGTGCGGTCTCTTTCTCGGTGGTTTCCATTTCCTGAGCGGCTGGTTCCTCAGCGGGTGTTTGTCCTTCACCCGTTATTTGCCCTTCTTCGTCGGTCACTTGGTGACCTTCGAGGGCGGCAGCCAAATCTTTTAGTGAGTCCATATGTTTCTCACCTCCTTTCGCGTGGTTCAGAATGGAACCAAGAACATCCCATCTAATTACATGAGCATGGTTGCGATCCATGAACGTGGTCCTTGTGGGACCGGGTGAAGGGATCGATGCCTATCCCCTCGCCTGGTCGCGCAAGTCGATGATTTTCCCGTCTAATACCCGTTTGCCCCCGAGTAACACCCCAAACGGGCATTGCTCGCAGGTCGCCGTGCCGTCAGCGTGCCCGAGGAAGCGATGCTCCTTGCAGAGACCGATCGGCCTGGCCGTGTTGAGCGTCTTCTGCGACTCCAACCAGAACTCCTCGTCCTTACTGCTCGGTAGGTCCGGTAGGTTTCCCATCCTGCTCCTTCCTGTAGGCCTCCAGGGCGTCCAGATCGCTCTGGATACGGCCTAAGAGTCGTTTCACGCCGATGAGCTGCTGCCTGCGGCTCTCAAAGCCCTCAGAGAGGGGTCCGTCGGTCGTCATCATCTCGGTCGCGAGCGCCTGCACCTGATTAGCAAAGTCGGCTTTCAAGTGCTTGAAGCCGGCGACGCGGATCAGCTCCTCGTAGGCCCCGGCACGCTCCAGTTGCTCGTTACGCGACTGGTTGATCTTGTCCTGCAACTGCTTGTCCATCGGGCACACCTCCTTCCAGCGGGTTCTGTAGCGGGTTTTGCATCGGCGCGAGCATCTGGGCGATTTGGTCCTCTCCCATCGGCTGGTTCGGATCGATCGGTTGCCCCGTCATCGGATCGACTTGTGGTGGGGCTGGCGGCTCGGAGAGGATGTCCTTCTCTTCCAGGCCCGCGTTGAGCTTATCGAAGATCTTCATGGTGAGTCCCGAGTAGTTGAGCATCTTCTGTTGCGCCATCAGGCCTTGCTGCCACGCCGGGTCTTTCACCTGGTTGAGCGCGGCGAGGAAGTTCTGTTGCATCGCGAACGGATCGCTGAGTTGGTCGGCCGCCACGGTGGCGATGAAGTCGTAGTCGCCCACGATCGAGGGTTGGATATCCTCGGGATAGAGCGTCAGGAAGGCGAAAGTACCGTCGGAAGAGATATTCATCTTCGATTGCACGTCCAGCTCGCCGGGCGCGATCGGGTTGCCCTGAAGATCCGTCTGCGAGAGTTGGGTGTTGTCGCGCATGAAGTCGACCTGATCCTTGCCGATGATGCGGAGCTTCTGCTCCTCGGTGGTGTACTGGATCCGGAGGTCTTTCCACTGGTTGGCGGTGCGCTGGATGACCATGTGGGTGAAGAGCTGGATCTTCAGCTTGAACTGGGCGTTGGCCTCTTGTTGGATGAGCCTGGTGCCGGTGGCGGTGTCGTTGCCCACGGTCTGATTGGTCCCCACGCCGACGGTGTAGTCGGTGACCCCCGAGCCGTTCTGCATGGCGCTGGTCAAATAGGTCATGGTCTGCACGAAGGTCGGCCCGGTCACGTCGGGCACCTGCACCGGCTCCACGGCATCCATGTCGTCGGTGGTGATGATGTTGCCGGGGGCGGAGACGAGGGTGTGGAGATCGACGTTCTTGCCCTTCTGGACCTTCCACATCGTCCTGAGCGTCAGTTGCACGTTGTCGAGGCGCTGATTGAGTACGGCGTTGATGGCGCGCTGCAGGCGGTCTACGGGCTCGATCTCGCCCATGCCGTAGAGTTCACCCGGATACGGGTAATCGACGGCGTGGATGAGGGGCAATTCTCCGTGGAAGTAGGGGTTGTCGATCTCCCTGATGATCAGGTTGTACTCGGGGAGATAGTCGCACCAGCCATCGCGCGTGAAGCGTTTCAGGACCACGATCTCGGGGTTCGATTCGTCCTGGCCGTGGTACTCCTCGGTCGAGAGCATCAGGCGGCGGTGCTCGCGGTATTGCAGGTTCTCGGGGTGGGAGTTGCCGCTATTACCCTGCTTCTTCTCGTCTAATTGGCGCTCTAATTCGTCCAGGTTCTTGTAGTAGTTGCCCCCCCGGGTCTCATCCTCGCGCTTCAGCTCGTCGAGCGTCTTGAAGGTGCGATAGATGAACCAGCGCATGTTGTGGATCGAGGTGGCGTTGGGATCGGGGAAACAGTCGTAGATATTGAGGACCTCGAAGTTGGGGCCATCGAACTCGGTGACGACGACTTTCTCCTTGTTCTCCGGGCTCCAGACCATCTTGCCGTTGACATCGGTGGGGACCATGCGGGTGCGCTCGCGCTCCTGGAAGTCCCAGTAGGTGCGGCCGAAGGCGGTGCCGAAGATCAGCATCGATTTCACGAACATCACCAGCTTGGGAAACATGTCGGCGCGTCGCCAGTCGTATTTGATCAGGGCGTTGAGGATCTGGGCCGTTGCCACATCGCCATCCTCGACCGGATAGAAGCTGCCGGTGGGCTCGTTGGCGACCATGCGGGGCGTGACGGTCTCGATGATGCGGAAGATGCGGGGATCGAAGACTCGCGCGCCGTGGGGGTAGTTGTTCTTGTCGATGTAGCTTCGATACATTTCTTCCTGCTCGTTCATACGCTGGTGGATGGTGTCCAGGTAGCGCTTCGCGAGGGTGAATTGGCCGTCGATCTCGCGGGCGAGCTCTTCGTCGTCGTGGGTCTTGCTGTATTTTGGGGCTGCTTTCGTTGCCATATAAAAAGGACACGACTTGCGGCGTGCCCTGCGTAATTGTCTTACGTGTAGACTATGGCTCTTTTCTATCAACCCTGGGACTTGGCGTCAATGGGGGACTTGGGGGCGAGCCAGGTCTTGGCCTCCTTCAGCTCCATCTTCATCACCTCGCCGGCCCTGACGGTGATCGTGAGGTCGATGGTGCCGTGCTGGAGCGCTTGGCAGCGCTCTTCGATGGCGTTGAGATAGGGCTTACCGCGCTTGACCAGCTCGATCAGGAGATAGGGCTTGGTGAGCGTGAGCTCGTCGATGATTTCTTCTGGTGTCATAGTTTAGATACCGATCACATTGTCGGAGGGTTGCCAGGGTGGCGGAAGAACAACTGGTTCCCTTTTCTTGTAAGAAACTGCAAAGTACCGAAGAGCGTCGAGCGCATGGTCGTTGGCCTTCTCGACGACGTCGGGCTGGTTGAGGTCCTGGGCCTGGGTGACCGCTTTCTCTTTCCAACGGTAGGTCTCGAACTCGCGGATTGTGTTGATGCACGTACTAAAGATAAACAATGACGGCATTCCCATGGGCGATGTGGAGTTGATGGTAGGGACGCTATGGCCCGGTGTGACCTTGAGTTTCTGGCTGACCTTGTCGATGCCGAAGGTGACCCAGGTGTTGAAGGCCTGGCCGACTTCTTTGTTCGCCGGGGTGATGTAGATGCCTCGTTCGGCGAACTCGGAGATCCACTGAGCCCCGGATGGGTCTCCGTAAGTAGCCACGCATCGCCCGGGTGAAGATAAAGGGTCTGCGTTGATGATCCCCGCGTGGAAGTCAATTGTTTGTCCTGTTGCGTAATGTTCACGAGCGATATACCAGTTTTCGTCAGGGCCAACTGCAACCCAGAGGCATGCTGTAGGATTAGTAGATCCGAAGTCCAAGCCACGATAAATGCTCCAGGAATCGGGGATGTCAAAAGGTTCGATGACGTGGACTTGCCGGTCAAAGTCCTTGTAAACCAACCCCGTAAACTTGCGGAAGTCGGCCATGTACTCTTGGTAGAAGGTGTCTTCGGTGAGCTCTTCTTTGGCTTTGTCGATTTCTGAGGTGGGGATGTAGGGGTTGTCGTAGCTGGTGAAGCGCCAAGATTTGTAGTCAGAAACGCCGTTTGCCTGTCCCAGGTCTTGATAAACTCCTCCTTTGTTATCCAGCCCTTGTCCTTGCTGGAAGAGTTGATGGAAGTGGTTATAGCCTTTCGGCGTAGAGATGAAGAGCGCCGGGGCTTCGTAGTCGGTGAGGGTTTGTCTGAGTACCTCGGACCAGAGCCAGTCCCAATTTCTAATACTCGCAATCTCGTCGATGACGAGGCCCCTGAGCTTAACACCCCTGAGTGCGTCAGGATTTTCAGCTCCTTTGAGTTCAATGACCGAGCCGTTCCTGAGGGTGATACTAAGCTCCACCTCATTTTTCTTGAGGATCCATTCCCTAGGGATGATTTGCTGGAGGCCGCGCCAGTGGATGGACTTGCCTTGGCGATACGTCGGGTTGACGATCCAGTAGGTACCGGCTTGCTGCGTCGCCCACTGGAGGACGATGAGCTGGGCGAGGACTGATTTCCCCCACCTACGCCCGGCGCAGATGACGCGGAATCGATGTCTATCGTTGGCAACTTCGAGTTGTTTTTCATGCAGTGTTACTACCATCGGTTGCGGCAGGGCGGAACGTGATACTCATCTCGCCTTGCACAAACGGTGTTCCTTCTTGCTGCCCCATGCCCCAGTCCTTGCGGACCAGTTCGGCGGCCTTGAGTTGGGTTTGGTAGTCGGGGACGATGCGATCGGGCTCGGTGAGGGAGGAGGAGATCTTCACCGCGTCCAGCCACTCGGCCGTTTTCTTCGCCATGTACTGGGGCGTGATGCCTACCTGGAGGTATTCGGCCTGGTACTGCTCGATAATACTGCCCACCGCAGCCGACCTTAGAAGATTCTGACTTGGTGCCTCCGCTGTTTTTGGGGTGTAGCCAGCCTTACGCATGGCGATCGTGGGCCTCTCGCCCTCTCTGATTAACTGCATCGCTTTTGCTTGTTTGGCGGTTGGTTTTGCGCTCATAGGGATTGGCCCGATTCTAGCATATTGTTATGTAAATGCAAGATGTCACTCTCGCTCCCACAACTCGCTAAGTATTCTATTTAGATGCCCTAGGTGTATATATTCCCTACCAGTATCAATCCTGTATATCGTAAGTTTAGATACCCTCTCCTTTATCTCCGTAATAAGCTCTTGTTCTTTTACTTTGTTCTGATCTTGTTTCATATTAGTCATAACTCTAGGCTGGCTGATCCGGGTCAGCCCCTTTCTTCCAGTCGGGCTTATGCAGCGCCTTCCACGAAGCCAGGTCGATGATCTCCGCCTGCCTGCTGATCGGGACGACCTTGCGCCGCGACGGCGGGAGCTTCGGCTCCTTTAAGTAGCGCGCGGCGTCCGGGAACACTAAGAGCTTATGTGGTTGATCATTCTCTTTCATGGCTTGATGTTGACGATGGTAATTAGGCCAACTCGTCTACATTTCTCATTGCCACAGTAATAATCTCGTAGGATTACTCGGCCATCATTAAGTACCGTTCTTACTTCGAGTCTGGTTTCGCATTCTATACATAAGCTGCCGCTCGTCAGCATCTCATCGCCCGTGAGTGATTTGTATCTCTTCATATATTCCTATCCTTTAACTCTTAGCTATATACTTTTTATAAAATTCTGCTCCGAGAATAAATCCAATTAGAAAACCGTCTAAAATACTAAGTCCAGTAATAAGAATTAAGATAAAGCTCATACTCCTACCTTCTTTCGTAACTCCTGTAATTTGGTTCTTTGCTCTAGATTTTTTATATGAACATCACACCAGTTGTTAGCATTGTCTTCGTTTTTGCATGACATGCACTCCCCAATAACCGTCTCAAACTCTGTGAATAGGGTAGAGAGTTGTTGAGTATAAAGATCCATAAGTTGTTCGTATTGATAAACAGCACTTTCAGACCTTGACCGTGATACTATAACTTTTAATCTCTCGCTAATCGTATTAGTTGGTGTATTCATAATTCTTCGTCGTCATCGAGCCGCTTGATCAGGCCTTCCTCCAGCAGTACCTCGATCATGCGCGGGACATCGATATCATCTTCCTCGGGCTCGCTCTGGAAGTGGGGGTCGGTCTCATCCACCAGCGCCCGGTAGAAGTGGTGTGCCAGGGTGAAGCCGTCGGCCGGGTCGGCCATCGAGATGACGCCCTCGCCGGTCTGATCGTTCATGGCGAAGTAGAAGGCCCCGTCGTTGGCATCCTCGTCCTGCTCGGGGACGAAGCACTTGAAGAGCCGCACCGGCCCGTCAATCCCCATGCCCTGCATGTGGAAGCTCAGCGGCTTGGGCTTGCGGTCCTCGGCCTCCGGGATATCGGCGAAGGGATCATTGATTGGTTCGTGTTCTTTCATAGTGTTCCATCCCCCACACTACCAGCCAGACAAGTGGCACCAGCAGCAGGAAGGCAATGTAACCCAGGATTGTTATGATGATTTCTTTGGTCTTTCTCATAGTTATGTCGTATTCCCTTCAGTTTGCGACGCCCGAAATTTACTTTCTAACGCCGTCACGCCGTCAGCAGCTTTTTCTGCTTGCTCCCACGTCATCATAGGGTTGCGCTTTTTCATGTCAGCAGTTCGCTGAATCTTGTACTGTTGCGCTTCGTATTGCGCTCTTGCATAATCCATAATCTTATGTCGTATTTTCTAGCTTCGTCGTCATACTCCGATCCATCCCCCTGAAGGGACAGACCGCAGCAGGCTACTTGCCCACGTTATTCAGTGGGAGTAGCGGTTGACCGCTCAGGTTCGTGATGCAGGGCGGTTGCGAGCAACTGCCGTCGCTCCTACCGTCCGACTTCCCGTCGCTGACGTCCACCTTCTGCTCTGGCGTTGCCGGGCTGGCTGTTGGTGTCGCCTCGACGACGGTGGGCGTGACGGTGATCGTCACTTCAGGCTCCACGGTCGGGGAGGGCGTTGGCGAGCAGCTTGGCTTTACCGTTGGGGTGATCGTCGGTGTTGGTGCTACGCACGCACCGGCGTAATCAGCCTCGTGCTCCTCAAGGTGCTTCCCTGCTGCCTTGGTCCCGATGGTGAGACTCTGGCACTGGCCGGGCGTCTCCTCGCAATGGCAAATCGTCTGGGTATTCGCGGTGGCGAACGCCCTGCCGGTGATGATCACCAGGATGATTAGTGCTGCGATGGTTAATAGTATTCTTCTCATGTATATACTCACCCCCTTTCGGGTTATTGCGGAGGGAGTAAAGATTCGAACTTACGTTTCTACTTAGTAGAACTTTATAGCATACGTATAAGCTATAAATGCACTAGACCACTGTGCGACCCCTCCTTATCTTGCCTTACAGCAAGTCTTCTTCTTCCAGGTCCTCGACGATGACCTTGCTCCCTGTCATCCGCTCCCAGCACTCCCGACAGATCACCGGCTTGTCGCCTGGCATTCGAGGATCTGGCGTAAAAACCAGTATTCGATGGCACTTCATACACTCGTACTTATCCATTCGCTTCCTCCTTGAGTGAGACCTCAACGCGCGGATTAACAGGATCGACGGCGAAATGATGGGTTATTGAGCCGGTGTGTTTGCGCGAGTCGTTGGGAAGGATGCCGGCGACGACCAGGCCGTCGTAAATAGCCTTGATGCCGAAGCTGATATTGTCCCCATCCTTACGCTTGTCTTTGGTGTACCAGGTGCAGACGATCCCCTCGATCTTCTCGACTGGCTTGAGCTTCTGCTGCTTGCAGGAGAAAGCGACGAGCGCGGTCTCCGCCTTCTTCAGCTTGGCTGCGGCGAAGCGGTTGCTGCGCTCGGCGTCGATATAAGTATTTAAATCTGTGAGCTCCCCCTTGATGATCAGTGTTAGATTTTCCATGATAATAAGTGTTGCGGCCACGACTCGGTCATGACTCTTGCCCAAACCCGGAACTGCTTATAGCAGCGCATCGAGCAGAACTTGCGCTCGCCCCACTGCTTAACCCTGAGCTTCCCCAGCGGGATGGCCTCCCTGCACCAGTTGCAGGTGACCCCCGGATCCTTCCTCTTGAACAGTGAGAAGATGTTTTTCATGTGTTTATTTTTCTACTCTTTTCCGTTATGTTTTGCAATACCGCTTCTTAGGAGATCACACACTGCCCGAGTGCGACCCCCTAAGAAGAGGGCAAGCGGGCCACCCAGAGGTTGCTCAGAAAAGCGTCCCCTGGGTTGGCTCACTAGCATCACTGTTGCGTTGGTCCTCCGGGACCAGGCGGGCGGTGCCCCCACTAAAATCCCACACCATGTTGACTTGCTGCTTCGGTTGCTCGATTTGCTTGGCGATGTCACGCTCACCGGCGAGGATGTAGTCCACCGAGCCGTTCTGGTGGCGTCGGGTGGTGATCAGGTAACCTGCCTTCTTGAGTCCGAAGATCCGCGCTGGCAATTGCACATATTTTGTGCGCCATGCGTATGAGTTCATCCCTTTGGGACCGGCTTTCTTCAAAATATCGAGTACTTCTTGTTCTTGTCTGTTTAAATGTGTGTTGTTCATAGTTTCAATCGGCCGCCTGCGTGTGCGCTCAGCGGCAGTTTCGAGCAAGGGCAGGACTTGCACCCGCCTACCATATACCGCTGCTTTCGCTAGTTATGGATTTACTATCTCAGCCACCTTGCTCTGGTCGAGGCTGGTTTACCCTGTTCAGCCCCGAGCACAACACCTGAGTTATAACCACTCAGGCTGATGATCCCTGTTGTTGTCGCAAAAGATGCCTTTCCATGGTTCACCATTCTTCTTTGAACCGCTCTTCAACGTTGCGGGACTCCCGCAGTATCGGCAGCTATAGGCACCTACTGTGCCCTCTTCCTTGTCCATGCTGGCCAATACCTCGTCTATCTCGTTATTGCGGCCTTCCTGGGGCGCTGGTGGCGCTACAGGGGCACTCATTTCAGCGCCTTTCAGAATTGCTTTACTGGCGATTCCCGCCTTGTGGAGCTCGTCGGCACTAGCGATTGATTCGATGACACCGATGCCCATCATGGCGAGGGCTCTGCCAACCGCCGAACTTTCCGCGTTCTCGAGGGCGGCCGTCTTGTTGACCAGGCCGTCGTTCTCTTTCGCTTGAGACCAGCCGGTGAAGTAGCGCTCTGGCTTCTCCACATCGGGGATAACCCTTGCTCTGACGATGACCTGGCCGTTCTCATAGCTGTGCATGTCGGTCCTGATAGAACCATTCTTATACTCGCTGTTGAAATAGGCGACTCGGTCTTTTACTAAGACGTAATCGTTTCCCTTGATTGATACTGTTGGTAAATTATCTTGACTCATATTATTCACCCCCTTGCGTTACATATCCCATATGCAATTAGATACCGAGTCGCTTGCCACAGCTCCAGAGTTTGAAGCTGTAGCCGTCTCGGCTGTAGATATTCCATGCGATGCGGATATTGATTTTATAGTCGGTCAGGAAGTTGCGATTGCCGACCTTCTGCCAATATTCATTGATTTGAAAAACACCGACATCAGCTGAGCCTTCTGGGTAATTACCGGCCGTGTTGATGGCTTTCGGGTTGAGGGCGCTGTTCTCGCACTGGAGGACCTTGAAGGCATCCTCGGCGTGGGTGCCGAAGACGGCTCTCACCTCGTCGGCGATAACTCTCTTATCGTCGGTGTCGATATTCAGCGTCGCTTCCTCGGCGTAGGCCTTAGTGGTGATGATGTAGCCGGCCGGGTCAAGTGGGCTGAAGAGCGGCGTCTCGACGAAGCGGCGCTCGTACTCCATACAGAGGATGACGCCACCGAACCCGATGACCAGGAGCCAGAGAATCGACACCCAGGTCTTGTATCTGAGTCCTTTGTGTCTCGTTTGATATTGATTTGAGCCTCTTCGGCCGAGTCGTGTTCTTCTCATGTTAGTTTTTCCTTTCGCCCTCCCAAAGTTGCAGGCAGTTGTTGCACAGTTCCACCTCTCCATACTCCCACTCTCGTCGGGAGAGATACGGCGTTCTGGTGTCGCATCGCGTACACGCGGTCTGACCGAGCAATTCCTGCTCTTTCTTGATGATGCGATAGATTTGCTGGACGGTGAGCTTGTACTCCGTCGCCAATTCGCTGGCAGATTCGCCAAGTGTGGCAAAGCGGAAATAGATTTTCGTGTCCCTGGTTTGTTTTGCTATTCGATTCATGTTATGTAAATACATCTTAGCAGGAATGTTACTAAATGTCAATACATAAACTAACATTCTTACAAAAGTCTCGGGGATTATCGGGGAATGGTGGCTGGCTTGCGCCACCGGGGAGTGGGCGGTCTCTCCCCGGTGGGTAAGGCTCAGTAGGATGGAGTGCCTTCTTTCTTGTAGATGGCCGCCATCTCGTCGTAGTCTTCAAACATATCCCTGAAGATACTGATAGGCCTCTTCATAACCTCGATAACCTCATCTTCAGTCTCGGGCCAGTTCTCGTCCGGACTCAGGAAGTCTGCGAGTTTGTCGTATGCGTCCTCGCCTTCTTCCATGTCTGGCAGGCCTCCCCAGTAGAGATAGCCGTCGCCGAGGTATTCGCACCAGGTCTCTCCGATTTGGATGCGGATATGTGTCTTGAGCATCACGGCTTCCGACCAGGGCTTTGGTTGCTTCTTTGGCATCGTGTTTCACCTCCTTTCTTTAGTTGTCAAACCTTCATTTGTTATTTGAAGGTATATATATTGTAATATTTTCTAACATTTATGTAAAGACCTAGAGTTAAGTCTCGGGATTAAGTCGGGAGTTAATTATGGGATCGAAATGACGTTCTGGATGGATCCTATAGTATGAGCTAGTTATTTCTTCCTCTTGAGGTGCGGGGGTGTAATGTTCTCATAGAGCTCATCGCGGCTTGGCGGGCGGTCGTGGAAAGTCTGGGGAGAGCCGAGGGCGTGGCGCTCGATGCGTTGCTCGACCTGGTCGATGAGTATCCGGCTGGTGCGCTGGATGGCGCTCAGGTTGCGCTTGAGCACATCCTTATTCTCCGCCCAGCCCGCGACGTAGGCGAAGGAATACTCCCCCGAGTCCAGCCCGAAATGGTGCATCACGACGAAGGCGCAGGACTCGGCAACGGTCTCGGCGTCTTCCCTGGGGATATAGCCGCGATGGTCGGCGACGTGGTGGGCCGCCTCGTGAATCATCGTCTTGGTGGCCTGGTTGCCCTTCAGCAGGAAATTGACGACGACCTCCTTGGTGAGCGGGCGGTAGAGCCCGTTCTGCTTGCCGGGGAGACGCTTGACCTTGACGCCGTCTTCTTCCAGGTACTCCTGCACGCTGCGGTAGACCGCCTCGGCGCGCTGGCTCTCCCCCTCCAGCTCCTTGGGGCGTGGGGGTTCTGGCAAGGGCTCGCCGTCGGTTTGCTCGATATCGAAGACATTGCCGATGCCGTAGCCGGTGAGTATCTCTTTGACCTTCCCGGTGCGCGGGTCGATTTCTCCGCTGGGGTCCTTTGAGAGCCAGGGGACGAATATCTTGATGGCCCGCTCGCCTTTTCTGACCTGATGGTCGAGCTCCTGCCACTTCCGATACCCCGCGACGTGGGTCGCATCCGGCCGCTGCGCCATGATGAGAATGGTGTTGTTGAAGGAATAGCGATGAAACTTCGATTGGGTGCGGAGATAGTTGGCGAAGCCTTCGGAGGTGAGGATGCCCTCGATGCCCTGCTCCAGGAGCCCGATGGCCTGGGTGAGACGAGGGTCCTGCTGCTCCCCTTCTAGTTGGTTGGGCAGCGCTTCTCGATGGATTGGTCTTTCGGTCACCCATTAATTATATATCCTTATGTCAAATCCGCCGCCGTTTTTCCCTTCTTCCACTGACCTTTTTCCTTATATAAGCCTGACGGCTTATTAGGCTTTACTGTATCCAATATCCTTCCTTAACTGAATAGAGATATACCAGAACGTCGTCACTTTAAATCGGCATCAATGGCTTTCACATTCGTCTAGCCGAGCGCTTACTCGCAGATTAACGGGCGGGAAACCGCTTGTTTCACCCTCTGCTGTCGTCCTTGCGGTAGGTTGCGTTTACTCTACGCTGCTCTATCCCTGGTCTCTAATAAATCTCCGATTGCGTTGTTGACTGTTTTACAGAAGACATACACGAGTGCGAGAAAGCCGATGAGGCGCGGTACCCAGTTGCGCGCCGGGTCTGCCGACAGCGCAAGCTGACCAAAATAGGCGACGACGACCAGGAGGCCGATGGAGAAGAGTATCGATAGAATGTTTCTTTTCATACAAAAAACCGCTTGGTGTTGGACTCGCTGGAGGCTCTTAGGGTAAGCCAAAAGCCCAACACAAAACGGTTTTATACCCTAAGATTTCAGCATTCCCAACATATCAAGTCCTAATAGTTATGTCAATACCCTAATCTTCGACGAGTTGCCTTCTCTTGCTCCGGAGAGGCTCCGGAAGTACCGGAGGAAGTTCGGAAGCGGGACGGAAATAGGTCCGGAGGTAGTGTTCCTCGATGGCTTGGAGCTCTAGCGGGTCTACTTTCGGCTCGGGTAAATGTTCCGTCCTGATGCGGTACACCTTGGTGGTGGGCCTCGGGAAGAGCGCCTGGAAGGGCTGGGGCCAGGGGGGGAGTTCCTTCCGGACCAGCGCCCGTCCCACCCTGAGGTTCTGGACCTCGTGGATTTGCTCCTCCCAGGCCTCCCGCATCCCCGCCATCTCGGTCTCGTCGTTGTCCCTAACGCTCAGGCTCCGGGGGTCCACCTTGCCGATGGTCCTGACCGCCACCTCGGCCGAGTCCCGCTCCAGCCGGAACATCGCCTTGAGCTTGGCGTTGCTGAGCGCCCCGGTCATGCGGGGGGAGAGCTGGCTGTAGTCCTGGTGGGCGAAGGTTAAGAACAGGCCGTACTTGCGGGTCTTCGAGAGCATGTTGCCGAAGGCTTCCTCGTCCCGGCTCATGAAAATCGGGGCCTCGTCGACGATGAGGTAGTGGGGCAGCCTGCTGGCGGGGTCGAGGTTCTCCCGGCTCTTGGCGGCCTGCTCGTACATCACCATCAGGAAGGAGCCGATGAGGCTCGTCACCTCGTCGTTGGTGGTGGCGAGGTTGATGATGAGCGAGCGCCCCTCGTCCATGATTTTCCTCGGGTTAATGACCAGGTCTGGCTGGCTCATGCCGTGCCGGAAGACGCCGAGCTGGGTGAGCTGGCGCGCCCTGCGCTGCACCGACCCGGCGTAGAGCACCTGGTCGGGCTTGCGGAGCTTGTCGTACACGTCGCGGAAGGACTCGACCAGGTAGTAGTCGGTCTCCCGCTCGAGGAGCCTGGCCCGGAAGTTGTCGTCGAAGAGCACCCGGTTGAGGTCGGTCAGGGGCAGGTCGTTGTGCAACAGGAGCTGAACCGCATCCGGCAGGAGCGTGTCGAAGGTCGCCGCGCCGGTCGCCAGCTCCTTGTAGGCGCGGTGGAAGGCCTCGCGAATCATGGTCGGTACCTTGTCCCTCGGGAAGGGCTGCTGCAACACGTTGAGGGGCGCGTAGAGGCCCCGCTCCTCTGCTCTCGGTATGTTGAGGTACAACAACTTCTCCAGGGCGTCAGGGGCGTTGAAGTAGCCCCGAGCGAGGAGCTGCTTGACGATGAGGGTCGAGAGGTCGCCGTGCGGGTCGATTAAGGTCGCCGCCCGATTCGACAGCAGTAAATTGATGAAGAAGCCGGCGAGGAAGTTTGATTTGCCCGACTCACTAATGCCGACGACGTGGAAATGCGCCCGGAGCTGGCGCTCCGTCAGGCGCAGCGGGAGCAGGAAGAACGGGCCGTGGTGCCCGAGGGATATGTCGTTCACGCATCGCCACCTCCGAGGTCGATGAGGGGCGCGGTCTCTCCGAGTGGCACCAACCAGCGCTGGGAGACGAGATAGGCGTAGGCCTCCCGGAGATAGTCCGCATCGCCGAGGTCTTGGTCCGGCAAGGGTACGGCGCTAATCCGGAAGAGGTCCGCTTCTCCCTGCGCCCCCATGCTCCGCAACTCGGCCTCGGTCCAGGCCTGGAGTTGCTTGGCGCGCTTCTCCCCCTCCTCCGCCTCGACCACCACGGCGATGGTCATCGGCCGCCCGGCGACCCAGCGGACCAGGTGCCTGACCTTCGCCCGCCAGAACGTCTGGTCATCCTCGGTGCCCCGGTCCAGCTCCAGCGCCAAAGGGTTGTCGTAATTCTCCCCGTCGACGGGGACGCGCAGGTCCAGGAGCCCGTCGGGGATGACCGCGCCCCGCTCCTCACGCCTCAGGGTCAGGTCGTGCTTGGCGCTGCGGACCACCCAGCCGGGCACTCTGGCGGCGACGAACTCGACCAGAATCAGGAACTCGGCAACGGCGAGGGTGTGGTCCAGAAATGCCTTGCGGCGTCCTTCGGTGCGCGGCAAGGCCTGGCCGGTGTCGGCGTGGATATACCGCTTCCCCTTGTGGGCCAGCCTGTAGACGTAGGGGAGCGAGCCCCTCGTGGTATAGCGGGCCTGGATGACGAGGTCGAGGTAGTGCTCCTCGTACAACGACTTCAGGTCGTCCTGCACGCCCCTGAGGCTGCCGTGGGCGTAGAGGAGCCGGGTGGCCAGCTCGGTGGTCAGGTAGTGATATTGGGCGAGCGCGCGGAGCAGCTTGACCTTCGGCATGGTGAGGACGGGGCGGATAGTTGACATAACTTTCCGTATTATATACCAGCTCAGTCCTTGGACGGCACGCGCCGCACCGAAGGCCGCAGGTTGGACGGCCTGGGCGGGGCGTCGTAGAACTCCGGAGCGGGTCCGGCTGGGTCCGGAGGGGGTTCCGGAGTCCGTCCGGACCACGGTCGGCCGAAGCGCTCGCGGCTGCGCTGGTAGATGCCGACCACGAGCGGGTGGTCTTCGTCGTAGAGCGGCGGGGTGGGGGCGTGCAGCCTGACCGGCCCCTCGACGGAGCCGACCAGCTTCGCGTAGGCCACGCCCACCGGCAGGTGGGGGAGGACCCGCTCCGGGAACTCGTGCTCCAGGTTCGCGCCGACCTCACGCGCATCCTTGGCGCTGGTCTGGAAGAAGAGGTAGTTGGCCGCGCCGAGCGTCGCCTCGCGGTTCTCGTCTTGGAGCTGGCCCCGGTGCTGGTGCGCCACCACGAGCCCCAGCCCGTACTTCCTGACGGTCGCGAACATCTTGGCCGTCGCTGGTGTGGCGAACTCCTGGAACTCGTCGCAGTAGAGGTGGAACTGGCGGGGGTGGCCGGGCGGGACCTCGTCGCGGGCGAGCGCCGCCCGGAGGAACTCATCGACGAGCACCGCGCCCAGGAGCTTCACCGACTGCTCGCCGATTTCCTTATCGAGGAGGCGCACCAGGAAAGTCGCGCGCTCCTCCAGCATCTCCGCGACGTTGAAGGTCGTCTTGGGGACGCTGAAGACCTGGTACATCAACTCGTTGGTCAGGAAGCCGCGCAGGCGGTCGAGCACCGGCTGGGTCTCGCGGGGGGCGATGTGCGGGTAGTCGTCGAGCCAGTACTCGCGCACCGACGCGTTGGTCACGCTTCGCAGGAGCTGCCGCCGGAACGGCTCCTGGGAGAGGAAGCGGGGCACGCTCGCCAGATTCTCGCCGGGGTTGGCGGCGAAGACGAAGCCGACATTCCTGAGGATGTTCTCCATCCGCGCGCCCCAGCTGTCGAAGAGCTTGCGGATGAGCAGGACGAACCGCTCGGCCACCACGCCCTGCTGCGTCGGGTCGGTGTGGTCGTTGCAGTCGAAGAGGTTGATGCCCAGCGGCACCCGGCGCTGCTGCCAGGCCCCCGCGAAGTCCAGCACGTAGACGCGCCCGGCGTGGGCGGTCGGGATGCGCCGGAGGAGATTGTTGACCAGGGTGGCGTGGGGGTCGATGACGCAGCAGCCCCGGCCCTCGGCGATATCCCGGAGGACCAGCGGCATCATCGCGTAGGCCGACTTGCCCATGCCGGTCTTGCCCAGCAGATAGACGTGCTGGGGGCGTGACCTATCCAGGAGCACGACCTCCCCCCACTCGTCCTGGCCCAGCACCACCCCCGCTGGTGGCGGCGGCGGTGGGGGAACGACTTCCATAGGCTCTCCCTCCGGCGGTAGCTCGGGGCCTGGGTGCCAGTAGCGCCTGACCGCCTCGGCCGAGTCGAGCACCTTCCCCCGCTTCGCCCAGTAGGCGGCGACCTCGCGGCTCTCCACCTCAGTCCCCGAAGAGCGCCCGGGCCACCGAGCGGAAGAAGCCGATGCGCTTCTCCGGTTGCTGCGGGAACACGTCGATAACGGGCGGCGGGGTCGGGGCCACATAGGCGGGGATGTCGCCACTGGAAAGCTTGTCCATCGCCTCGCCGAACTTGCGGGCGATTTCGTGCGAACGGAAGCCGTAGATATTGATGAGCCCCTCGGTGTAGAAGTCGATGTCGGCCTGGAGCTCGGGCGTGCGCTCCTCCGCGCGCTGCTGGCCGCGGATAGTGGTGAGTACCTGGATAGCATCGCGTTGGATGAGGGGAATCATCTCGTCGAGGTTCTGGGTGGCGTAGCACACCTTGGCGACCTGCAACTGGGCCTTGGTCATCTGCTTGTATATCTCGAAGCCGATGTGCTGGACCTCCGGGCGATTGGCCCACTCGGCGGGGGCCTTGAGCGCCTGACCCTCGCCGTTATAGGGTGTGGTCTCGCCCCAACTCGTGCGCTTCTGGATAGACATCGTCGCCTCCTTATCGTCGCTGCGCGATTTCCAGGGACACCCGGATGAACTCCTTGCGATACCAGGCCAACTCCTCCTCCCACCTCGGCCCGGCCTGCTCCAGCGTCCTCATCACCTGCGCGTGGTGCTGGAGGAAGCGCGCATTCAGCTCCTGCTGCGCCTGCACCGCGATGTGCCTCTCGATGCCCAGCTCGCGGGCGGTCTCTCGCAGGGCGCGCTGCACGTCGCTGTTGGTGAATACCGACACCGGCACCATCCGACCCCTTTTGACCAGGTCGCCGCGCGGGTCGTACTGGGGGTCGATGCGCCGCCCCTCCTCGATGTGTTTGTCGATGTCGCTCTCCCACATCAGGCCGGTGGCGACGAAGCCGAAAATGAGCGGGGGTGCGGCGAGATAAGCGATGCAGAAGTACGCGTTAACGACGACCGGGTTGAACGGGTCGTAGCCGATGGTCTGCATGATGCCGACGAAGAGCCACCAGGGGAACACGGCGAGGTTGGACATGCCGATAAAGCGCCAGATGGAGCGCTTGATGAGTCCTGAATAGAAGTCGTCCTGTTCGAGGGTGAGGCCGGTCGTATACATCGGCGCACCTCTTGGCGAGGTAGGGATTCAACTGTAGTTGAGTTAATAGTCTAGCAGCTTTTTCGTCGTCCGCAACTGATCAAGCGATCACAAGAGGACCGAAGGGCCGACGACGAGGGAGCGAGCGGGAAGCGAGCGAGTGAGGAGGATGGACCGGAGGGACACTCGGCGCGGGATGGCGTTGCGGCACGCTGGGGTGTTTTGGCGTCGTGATGGGCGAAAGTGCCGGGGTTGAACTAGCGTCTCGGGGATCGCTGGGGCGGGGTATCCAAGCGCCTACCGACGCGGGGCGCTGCGGGTGGCCAGCTCGCCCCAGAGCGCGGCCTGGCGCAGCTTGCCGTCGCTGGTGTGGCGGCGCACCAGCTCCTCGAGGTCGCGGGGGGGCAGCCGGTACTTGTCTTTCATTTTCTTCAAAAAACGCTCGTCACTTTCTTGGTTAATCTCTGACGGAGTCTCTGGTACTGAGCTGCCCAATTTGGATGGATGCATCGCGCCATTTTGAGCAGATGTCATCTGTCCATTTTGAGCAGATGGATCGGCCAGATTGGCGGATGCGAGGAAGCGGCCCACCGCGTCGTCGTCGATGGTGTACCACTTGGTGCGATCGGTCTTGACCTTGTTAAAGTTGCCCGAGAGGACGAGGCCGTGCTCTTCGAGGAAGTCCAGGTGCCGCCTGAGCGTCGAGAGGGAGATCCAGGGGAATTGCTCCTGCCACTGGGGGTAGGTGTTGTAGACCCAGTAGCGGCCGTCGTAGAGGTGCTCGGAGCGATTGAGCCAGTAGTTGAGCTGCTGGAGGATGAGGGCGCGATCCGATCCGTCCAGCGCCACCGCGAGCGACGGGTAGAGCGGGATGGGGGGCTCGTTGACGAGGTACTGGCTGCGATGGCGCGGCGGCATGGGCTACTCCAGTGCGAATAGCCTCTTATACCACGGAACGCGCTGAGGGGCCTCCACGGGCGCTACAGGGGCTAATTTGGGTGCTTCCAGCAGCAGGACCCGATCCTTGTATTGCGCCAGCTCGGCCTGGTAGTAGCCGACGCGACCGGCGAGCTCGATGTTCTCGTCGTGGAGTCGCCTGCGCTCCTTCTCCGAGTCGTTCAGCCGCTCAAGCAGCGGTTGCAGCACGATGTTGATCGTCTCGGGGGTGAGGGCGGGATATGCCGGATTGGCCGACACGTCGCCAGCGGTATGTTGGGTTTCCGCTGTTTCCTCGACATAATGGCCGTTCGGAGATGATTCGGGAGTCGGTTCGGACTCCGGAGTCGCTTCCGGACGGAGTTCGGGAGGGAGGTGCGAGATCGTCGCCTGGGCGCGCCCACGGAGGTAGTCCAGAAGCTCGGCTTTGTCGATGCGCCGCCCCTGGGTGGTCGCCAGCGGCTTGAGGTGCCCGGCCTTCAGCCAATTCCTGACGGACTTCTCGGAGACGCCCGCCAGCCCGGCGGCCTGGGCCGTAGTAAGTCCGGTAGTCCCTTCTAAGTCCGTAGCCACTCCGGATTACCTCCTGTACGTTCGCAGCATAAGGCGAAAGCATGGAAAGATCAAGAGGGAGTGGCGCATTCTAACTAGTCTTAGCGTGCCTTGGTGAAAGTTTGAGTATATTGCTTGTTGACATAATAACAACCGCTTGCTACAATTTAGGTATAAATGGAGGGGATAAATACAATGAAGCAAACTAATTTGACCAAACTCGTACAAGGGCTCATGGAAACGGCGTTCGCTGGCTCCGAGGGAAACGAGAAGTACCGAAAGCAGATCGCCGAGTACACTGCAAAAGCCCTGGAGCCGTTCATCGACGCGATAATCGCGGACGAATGCGAAAGCAAATGAGGCTTGATTCTGCTCCTAGCAAGCCTGGGAGCGGAAATGAGGTCTTATAGAGAAAGGATAATATGGCATTAGACGGAGGATACATCAATCTATTTATCGACATAAAGCGAAGCGAAACACAGAAGCGTCTCATAGTACGGTGGGAGACGAGGAACAAGGAAGTCGGCGGTAATCTGGATTTGACCGACCTATTTCTGTCCATCATGGAGTTCTGGGGCGAGCAAAGTAAGAAGTGTATATGCACTCAGCAAAACATGGGGGTGAGTCAGCTTCAGTGTCCTATTCATGGTTCTGGTAGGCCCAGCCTTGACTCCGCTTGTCCCGATGATGTATGTAAGCACCAGATAGGAGAGCATGACTGATCTACAGAAACGGTTCGCCGCTTCGGTTCAATGTAGTCTGGTGTGTGGAGATGGGTCGGGTAAGCCTCCTAAGCGGCATGTCGAGAGTTGTCCCTACATACCTTACTTTGAGGCATCAAAAGCAGCTAAAGAACTCGGCCAGCTCGGGGGGCGGAAGACCGCCCAGAGCCACGGCAAGCAGCACTTCTCCGAGGCGGGGAAGAAAGGCGCGGCGAAGCGGTGGGGAAAGGAGAAGCCGAGCGCGACATAAAATATGGCAGACATGGGGAAGCTACCAAATAAAACGATTACCGATGGCGACTGGAGAATGTCGATCATCGCCCAGCCCTGGCTCGATATCGTGGATGTATGGATAGGGCATTATCAGAACGGCAAGGCATATAGCCTGAACCTCAGGGAAGACGGGACGATGCTGGAGACGGAAATGAAGGAAGGGTCAGTCGAGGGCAAGCCATTCCTGCGTATACCCTTGAGGATCTATGAGCAGTTCGCCCAACTATTCAACAAGGCAGAGCTTCCGGTCGAGCAAGAGGCAACCCAGGCCGAGCTGAAAGCGACGAAGTTCCACTTAGAAGACATGAGGAATCTGGTATTTAAGAGACGGCCATCGACTAGCAGGCCGAAGAAGTCCAAGCCTCCCGCGCTCCCCAATGAAGAGCCAGACTTCTAGTTGTCCCTAAATCTCAACGAACGCTAATCCCTATTACCGTGCGTTGAGCCTATAGTTCGTATAATATCTCTTGTCCGCATAGTTTGAAATACCCCATATTCTGCATCCCCATAGGCTTTATCTCAGTTCCCCGTTCTGTGTCCTGATCGGTGGCGTCGGCGTGAGGTTGGGGAAGGAGCGGGAATTGTCGGTGTAGTGGACATGATCCAGACTTTGCACAGATTAGTCCGCCGCTAAATCGGTCGTCTTCCGGGCGTTGAAGACCTCCTTCTGGCGGGCCATAGCCTCCCTGGTGGTGAGGCCAGTCGAGACGAGTCGCCGGGTTTCGGTGGGGTTGTACTTGTCGTACATCGTGGTGAGCTTCTTGTGGAAGAGGGTCTCGAAGTCGTAGCCCAGCGCGGTGAGGACGCCCAGCCCGCCGATTAGCGTGTCGAGCACCTCGTAGGCGAGGGCTTCTTTCTTCGCGGGGTCGAGCTGATCGAGCTGCGCGTGGGTCAGCCCATCGGCCTCTTGCTTGACCTCCTCGGCCTCGTGCAGGAAGTTGTCCAGGCGCGGCCCGACGGCTGGTTTGCCGGCGTAGACGGCGCGCTCCCAGGAACCGAGGACGGCCTGGTGGACGTTGTGCATGGCGGTGTCGCGTTCTCTCATCTGCTGATCGGTTGGTTCGTCTTGTAGATGCGCAAAATGATGTTGACGAGTCCGAAGAGCGCCACCGCGACGGCGGCCACCCCTTCGGCGATATCTTCGTTCGGGATTAGGCCCTTCACCAGTGCCCGTACTTGATCGGGGGTTATCAGGGTGATGAAGCCGACCGCGAAGATGGCGGTGTTGAACCAGACGGTCCACGATTGGTGGAATTGCTTGGTTTCCGGTTGGGTCGGTTGTTGTTTCTTTGCTGCCATAGGTCATCACCTCGATCCTACGAGTACATCAGCGTCAGGGCGTACGCGGCGAGCAGCACGGTCCCCATGATGAGGATCGATAACTTGCTCAACTCGTGGACGAGCTTCTGCTCCTCCCTGAGCTCCTTTATCCTGAGTTTCTTGCGTTGTTCAAACATGCGTCGTGCAAATGACACCCACCGCTAGCGCGACAGACGCCAGGAAACTAGATTTGGATCGAGAATGTTGAGGAAACCCTGATAGCCGTTCTTGGTGTTGAGGCGGGTGCCGTAGGCGTCGGTTTCGACGAAGTTGACGTGGAGGTGGGGGCCGGAGGAGTTGCCCGAGTTGCCAGTGTGGCCGACGACCTGGCCCGCCTTGACGACGTTGCCGTAGCCGACGGTGATCCGCGAGAGGTGGCAGTACCAGACCGCGCACTTCTGCGCCGGGTCCCAGATGACGACGTAGTAGCCGTAATCCTTGGCCGAGAAGTTGGCCCTGAGGACGATCCCCTTCTCGAAGGGACAGAGCACTTTCACGCCGACAGGTGTCGCCCAGTCGGTGCCCTCATGACCCTTGAGTCCGAATTGCTGATAATACTCCGGTCGCGCCCCGTATTTCTGGCTGACCTTGTAGTTGCCCTCGAAGAGATCGCGTAGCACGTATTTAGACATATGCGTTTATATTATACATCATCCTGTAAAGCCCCCGAGAGCTCGCGCAGGTAGCGCAAATAGCGCCCCCGCAGGAACGATTTCGCCTCGGCGGTTGACTGGAACGGCACATGCTGGGCGTCTTGCCTGGCCCGCTCAACCGCGAGCGCCTTCCTTCTTGCCTCGTTGGTAGTTTCTGATGCTTTCATGCTTTTTAACCAGCTCGATGTAGAGCTTCTCGATCACGTCGCGCTGTTCGCGGGAGACATCCGAGAACTCCTGGAGCTTCTCCGCGAGGTGCTGCTTCACCCGCGTGCTCTCCCTGAGGTAGTCGCCGATGATCAGGTTGGTCTGCTGGCGCTCCTCGTGGACGAGCTTATTGAAGCGCGTGAGATACCAGATGAAGATCCCCGTCACGAGTGCTGCGCCGGATGATTGGGTCAGGAGCGAGAGCACTTCGTTTGTCATAGGCGAATATCATAATACGGCCGCGCTGATCACCGATCCGGTGAGGATACGGGTGGTCTTGCCGGATTGAGCCGCAGCGCCGAGCTTGTAACTGTAGGTACCGGCGGCGACGGCGGTGTCCAGCCAGGTCACGGTGACAAAATCGCCGGTGGTGGTGTGCGGGGTGTCGACGGTGCCGCTCGTCAGCGTCGTGGAGTCGCGCTTGAGTCCGAGCGTGTAGTAGGCGGTGTCGGTGTCGTTCTGGGACTTGAAGGTGGCGACGATCAGGACATTCCTGGTGCTGGGGACGACGATACTCACCGAGCCGCCCGTGACATCGGTCAGCGAGGTGGCCGTGGTGGTGAAGTCCGAGCCGATCGCCGTGGTCCCGGAGGTGAGGGCGGTCAGATCCGCCCAGATAGGATTTGCGGAAGCGCCTTGCGTCTTGAGGAACTGACCACTGGTGCCGGGGGCGAGGCGGGAGAACAGGCCCGAACCGTTGCGATAGTAGATGTCTCCCTGGGCGTCCGAGGTGACGTTGATGATGGGGCTGGTGAGGGTCTTATTGGTGAGGGTCTGGGTGCCGGTCGGGGTGACGATCTTCGTGGTATCGACCGCGCCGGTGGATTGAACGAGAACATTGAGCAGGGAATCGATCACGTCGTTCCACATATCGACGGTGAGGACTCCTTTCACGGTCGCCCCCGAGTCGTGGCCGGCCGCCGAGGTCCCTTCGAGTCC